GGAAAAACTGGACGCTGCAATCTCTGATCGACAGCAAGATGTGCGTGACCGCCTTCTGCCACAACCCCGCGTGCAACCACACCAAGACGCTACCGCTTGAAAAGCTGCGCGACCGGTTCGGGCCTGATGCCCCGGCGATGAAATGGGATTTGCTGCCGAAGCTGAAATGTGAGGTGTGCGGGTCGACCGAGGTTGGTCTGATCTACGCGCCCGACAGCCACAAGACGTCCGGCATGGGGCAGAACCTCTACTCGAAGGCGAAGGGCTCATGAGCAAAGCATCGCTGACCACCATGCAGCTAGCCGCTTCGATCCGCACCGGTTACCGGCAGCTTCGCAGCGGTGCGCTCACCGGTGCCGAGTATGATGTGGTCGAGGCGCAGGTGAAGAAAGCCCAAGCCAACCTGCTAAAGCTGTTTAGGCGCCAGGCGAACGCTAAGCTTCGGCGCGCTCGCGGCGATTGATAGGAACATATCGAGCGAAGGCCGGGCGCTCTGGTGGCTTGCCAGCGTCGGCTTGACGCTTTGCCTTCGCGATCCTTGGTAGATCCTGCTCGGCCGTCTTCACCAGCGCACAGGCCAGATGGGCGGGGCCGCAGTTGCTGTTCACGTCCGGCCCCAGGAGACCAAGCGCGCGCTTGTGCTCGACGATCCACTGGTCGTTGTGGCGGTGGACCGGCTCGCCGCAGATGCAGCACGGCGCGATGTTGTGGGCGGTGCAGTTCTCAGTGAAAATGTGGTGGCGGCGCTTCGGCGACATGGCCCGGCGCGGCGTAGCCTCCGGCGCCTCGATGCTCGGCGCGGTGCACGTAAAGCGGATCATTTCTAGCAGTCCTGTTTGGCTTCTCACGGCCTAAAAACAGAGTACCACAAGCACCGAATCAGACAAGTGATTTCGGCCCCCCGGAGGGGACTATCTTGACGGTTTGAGCGAACTAGTTCAGCCTGTCACGTGGGCTTGAGAACCCGGACTAGGACTATTGGTCGACGCCTTTGGCGAGGTGTGACCTGAAGCGCGAGTAAGACCTTGGCGGGTCTTCGGTGCGCATGTGGTGCGCCTTGGCGGGCGTCCAACTCGGTCGAATATGGCCGGGAGCGGACGCTATGTCCAGAGGGCAACCTTAAAATCGTTCGGCCTGTCGTCCTGGCAGGTTCTCAACTCCCGGCTTCGGCGCCGCCCGCCGATATCTGATCAAGTGGAAAAGTTGTCCACTTGATCGCCGGCCGTGAGAAGCCGGTTCTAAACCAGGACAGTGGGACAATGAATGCACATGTCAGAACTTTGAAGCCTTTCGGCATTCCGGAGGGAATAGATCCGCGAACCTGGCGGCAGGAGGTCGAAAGGCACCTCAACGAACTCTTAGACCGCGCAATGTCACTCATTACGGCCCTTGATATGATGGAAGCCGGCACCGAGGACTTGGAGGACGGCGCCGACGCCGAGCCGTCGCTGGGCTGGGGCGAAGGTGGGCCTCGTGCTTGCTTCCATTGGCCGGCGGACGGTCGCGGCAGCTCGCATGACGACCGCGAACTGGAATGCGAGGACGAAGGCGCACAGTGCGACGATGAAGGCGGCGACATCAACGACCAGCCGCATGACGGGGACGAACTCGAATTAGACGACGCTGATTATGACTGCCCCGGCTTTATAGACGGAGGCAACGAAGATGGTCGCTGAGCCTCGCCTGATTCCCCAAGGGGAGATGTCCGCTGCCCAACTCATCGACACGAGCTACGACCTGCTTGCGGTTCTCCAACTCGTCAGGACAGCGGCCGAAGCCTGCGAGGGCAGTACGATGCCGGTCGACGTGGTGGCCGCTACATCGAGGGCCATGGCGCTGGCCATACAACTCCACGCGCCTCTGCACGACGCGATTGAAGTGCACGAAGGCGCTGCGCTGGCGCGCCAGAAGGGCGACTGACCAATTGCCCTTCGGACATTTGATGGCCGCTGATCTCAACATAGCGAAAGGTGAAACAGGAATGCCAATCAACATGCCGGGAACGAAGGAATGGCGCGACGAGGCGGAGACTGATCTTATCGACTTGGTGCGCCGCAACGATGCGCAGAACTTCACGGTTTCGATATCGTGCCGCAATGGTGCGTGGCGGGTGGAAGTCACCGACCACGATGCGCCTCGCACTGAGCCTCGCTCCGACCAGTCGATAGGAGAGGGGCCGACCTTTGCCGACGCATGGCATGGTCAAAACCCGACTTGGGCAGAAAATTAGAATCGACTTCGACGTTGACAGTCTGGCCCGCTGCCTCACGGTGGCGGGCCTTTCCGTCTGGGGAAGTAGCGGAACGGGCAGGGAACACCCTGCTACCATTTTGCTACCAAACTCGGTAGCACGGAGCGGGACGGCAAGTGACGCGAAAAGCGGTGTGACGGCTGGAGGCCTTGAAAACAAAGGACTGCGCGGGATCAGACCGAACAGGTAGGGACGGTAGCAAGCGAATTTCAAGACCGGTGCCTTAAACCGCTCGGCCATCCCTCCAAGCCTTGTTTTCGTTAGCTTTTTTGGCATTTCAAGCTAAGCTTTTTGGGCCGCTGCTACCATTTTGCTACCGAACGGGCTTTAGCTACCGGGCTTTACCGCGCTCCTGATTGCCGCGTCAACCGCCTCGGCGGCGTCCGCCTGCATTCCCGGCATGACGTGCGAGTAGAGGTCGAGCGTGATGCCGATGGTCGAATGCCCCAGCCGTTCACTGGCGACCTTCGGATGGACGCCAGCCGACAGCATCTGCGTGGCATGGGTGTGCCGCAAGTCGTGGAATCGAATGCGGGGCAGGGACGTGTTGCCAATAACCCTGATCCATTCGTGGGTGAGCGAGCGAGGCTGTAGGGGGGAGCCGTCGACCTGCGCGACAACAAAGCTGTCCAGATCGGGGCGAATGCCGAGCCGCAATTGCTCTTCGGCTTGTCGGGTGCGGTGGGCCTTCAACTCGGCAATGGTCGCGGCCGACAGCGCCACGGTCCTGGCTCGGCCGCTCTTCGGTTCCTTGTAGCGTACCCCGTCGCTGGTCTGCTCGGCGCTCTCGACGATGGACAACTGGCGGAGATTGTCGCCAAGCTCGACGTGGCGCCAGCGAAGCGCAAGGATCTCGCCGCGACGCAGCCCGCACTTCACGGCCAACAGCGTCGGAATGAACATGCGGGTCGGACGCAACTCCTCGATGAGTTGCCCGGTCTGGGCTGCGTCATAGGCGAGCATCTTCTTTCGCTCGACCTTCGGCGGCGTGGTCTTCGCAGCCGGATTGCGCGACACCCTTTCCCAGGTCACTGCCTGGCTCAACGCCTTGATCAGGACGCGGCGGTAGTGGTGAACCGTACGCGGCGCCAGCGGAGGCAGGGGCTTGGGCTCCTCACTGTCCTTGCGCTTCCGATGATCAGTCCGTGGCTGTGTCAGTGCCTTCGTGAAGTCGGCGTCAATGCGGTCGGTCTTCAACTTTGCGAGGATGACAGCGCCGAAAAGCGGAGCCAGACCCTTGCGGCATATCTCGGCATAGCGTTCCCATGTCTTCGGCGCCACCGATGGCTTGATGAAGGTCAACCACTCGTCGAGAAATTCGGCGACGGTCTGCTTCGTCGGCTCAACATAGTTGCCCTGCTTCATCTCGGTGATGAGGCGAGCGCACTCTTCGTGCGCACCGCGCTTGGTGCCCTCGAAGCTGTGCCACTTCCGGCGGCGCTTCCCTGCCGCGTCGTAAATGTCGAGCACGATGGCCCACTTGCCGGGGCTGCGTTCCTTGATGTGGCCCTTCATGATCCCTCTACCTTCTTAATAGCCTTCTGGCGCTCCTTCGCTTCCGCTTCGATCTGTTCACGCAGCTCGGCCATTTGTTGTTTGCCGATCTGCCTTCTTACGTCGGCAGCGGCGATTCCATCTGGGACAGTCGGTGCGTCCAGAACTGCACTGGCCTCCTCCACCATTTGCCCGAGTATCTCGTGGGCTTCCAGTTGCAGGTCCACTATCGGATCTAGGTTATCGAAGACCGACAGCGTTACGGTGTTCTTAAGGCGCTCCAGACCAGACGCGTTGTCGATTGCATCATGGAACACGCCTTGCCAATCGAGCAGCTTAAAGATGTGCGCGTCTTCGGCCGCCACATAGGCGTTGAGGTGTTCCAGATAGCGCAGCGCGACTTGAACGAGCCGGCGAACTGCATCTGATCGAGTGGCTACCCGGTTTGCGTACCGCCAATCATCGATCGCTGTCAGTTCCTCGTCCGACATCATGATCGGAACGCGGTTCTCTCTGGGCTTCACCATCGCCTCTATTTCTCCATCTTGGGGATAACTCATACAAAATCGGCACAAGTGGCACAAGACGGGATTGCCAGGAACGTTTCAGGAACCTATATTAAAATCGGCACAAGTGGCATGAGTCATGCCGTCCCCGAGATGAAAGGTTTCCGCAATGACATTGGGTGAAGCGCTGTCCAAACCCACCGTGTCGGTCCAAGCCGCCGGCAAGGTCTTCTTCAACCTTAGCCGAAACGCCGCTTATGACGCCGCGAAGCGCGGTGACTTCGAGACCATCCGCATGGGCGGGAAAATTGTCGTGCCTGTCGCGCCTATCGCCGCGCGGCTTGGGCTGAAGATGAACCTCAATGGCAACAAGGACATTGCGGCATGAAGAAATTCAGCATCGTCGTGAAGGTCGAGCCCGATGGTCAGCCGGTGCGCCTCGATGGAAGGCCGGCCTGGATGATGAGGAAGCTGGTCGAGGCCGGCAAGCGCGGTGTGTCGACCATCGACCTTCCTGCTGGAGTTCGGGTCGCGCATTACGTTTTCTGCCTTAGGCGATCCGGGTTTGTCATTTCGACCGAACATGTGTCGCATGGCGGCGTCTTCGCATCGACGCATGCGGTTTATCGGATCGAGTCGCCTATCGTGATCCTCGAAGACATGGTGATGGCGGTATGACCGGGGCAGCCGACGTTTCACCCGAAGTCGCTGCCGCAGCCCAATGGCTGGCAACTGGCGGCGCCGCCATAAGGGAAGCTCACCTGATCAGGGCGAGGTCCCTCTGATGGAGATCCATAAGACCGAGGTGGGCCACGGCTACATCGAAGACCGCACCCCGCAATCTCTTCGTCCTTCAATGGCATGGAGGAAGACATCACGAGCGCAAAAAAGATCCCCGAGAGATGAGTTGATGGAGGCGTTCGCCAATGCCGGTCTCCAAGAATGCTCTCCTGTGGCCGGGAAGCAAATCGAAGGCTCCCTTAGCGCGCTGCCGGCACCACAGAATCCCGACAGGCCAACCCCCCAAGAAATAACCGCCTTCACGAGCGCCAAGCTCGACCTGATGAACTTGATACTGCGCGACCACCGGCGGCAGATGAACCCCTCGGCAAAGAACACCGCCATCTACCTCTTGCAGTGCGTCAACTCCGCGACGCTTCAATGCAACCCGTCTTACCAGACCATCGCCGACGCGCTTGGCTTCAAGAATGAGAAAACGGCGGAGCGCGCCATCAAGGCGGTGAAGGCCTGCGGCTGGATCGACATCCGCCGGTTCAACCGCGCTAAGTCAAACCGATATGTGTTCCTGGCGAATGCAGCGGTGGCGAAGGCCATTGACGAATATCAAGACCATCTACGAGAGCAGCGAAAAGCCGAGCGAGAAGAAAACGAGCGGCTCGCTCTCGACCAGACAAAAATGTCGGGTCGGATGAGGCGCGACCAGACATTCCAGTCCCCTCTCGACCAGACAAAAATGTCGGGTAAACACCTTAACGGAACACCTGAAGTATTTTCTAGCAATGAAGAGAGAGACCCTCTTAAGATTGGCTCTGTCCCTACGAATGGGTATGCAGCGGCCAAGGCCGATGACCAGGGCATTCCATTCCCGCCACCGGCCAGCGAGGAAGAATTGGCCGACATGATGTCGCGCTTGTTCACCGGATTTGCGCTTGGGCCGCTCACCATGAAGAGAATGCGGACGCTGCTTGCTGCCGGGCGGCTGACGCCAGCTATTGTCGAAGGCCAGCGGAGGACGGACGCGGCATGAGAACGCGGATTAAAGACCCGGCGCAGCTTGACCTGTTTGTGTGGGCGTCGCAGCGGCCGACGGCCAAGGTGATCAGCGCGATTCCCGGCATCGCGAAACGGATGTGGCGCGAGCGCTATATGGTCCAGCCGAACAATCCACCTCACATCGTCCTGCTTCGGAGGCGTGCATGAACAAGATCATCGCCACGGCGCCGACCTTTGACTATGGCGCGCTGACGGCAGACCAGGCCGCCGTCGCGAAATCCGCCGCAAAGTTCATTGGCGAGCGGCATCGCATCATGTCGGCATCCGTTCTGGAAATCGGACAGCGGCTAATCGAGGTCAAAGAGAGACTTGGCCATGGCCATTTCACGGCTTGGGTGGAAGCTGAGTTTCCAATGACGGTGCGCACCGCGCAGGACTATATGCTGGCGGCGGAACGGCTCGGCCCCAAAAACGAAACCGCTTCGTATTTGCCGACCACAACCCTGATCAACATCGCCAAGGCACCGGAGCCGGTTCGGGACGACATTCTGAAGCGGATAGATGAAGCTCCGCTTCCGGCCAAGGCTGTGAACGGCATCCTTGCCGCAGCGCTCGACGCGGAGAAGGTCGCCAAGGCGGAGGCCCGGAAATCTCCGGAAGCCCTGGCAAAGGAAAAGGCCCGCGAGAAGGCCAGAAAGCAGCGCTGGGCCCGCGAGTATGAACTGTATCGGCAAAAGCGTGAGGCGGAGCAGAAGCTTCAGCATCGGGCCGAATACGAACTTGCCGTGCTGCTCATCGACCGCTTCAGGGATGACTGCGGCGCCCTGATCCTCGCCCTGGAAAAGGCACAGCAGCGCCATTTAGCCGATCTTGTCTCAAATCCTTACGGATACCGGTGGGAGGGCTCGTTGAAAGTTCCGAACGAGCGACCCGCCGAATGGGACGATGCGGCAGTGGCGCCGACCATGGAGGGGCGCCGTGCGACCGCGTAATCCCCTTGCCCATATCTGCCGCGTGATGGTTTTCCCGATGGCTAACCGCGTCGGTCGAATCCGCTCGACGGCGGAGAAGATGCTGGCCAAGCCAACCGACCGCGCGGCGGCGTCGTACCGCGACCAAGTCACCGACGCCATGATCCGGCAGATGGACCGCGCAGGGATCGACGAAGCTACCCAGGATGAACAGCTCGGCGCCTTCTGGTCGGCCGTGCAGGCCGAAATCACCCGCTTGGTCTACCGCAGCACCCAGCCGGGCGGCCACGTCGCCTGAAACAGGATCGCCTGCAAACTGGCACAGAAAACCGGAGCCGCCTCGCGAATGACTGAAGGAAAGAAAACCGACGTGTTTGATGGATGGGATCGCCACCAGCATGATCTGGCGGTCCGCATGTTGCTGGAACAGCGGCGCGTCAGCCAACCAAAGCCCGGCGCCCGGTTCGACGGTGCGGAAATCTACAGCTCGACCGTCCGCCTGTCCGCGTCTCGAACCGAAGCGCGCGCGGTGCGGGCTCGGCCGGGTACGTTCGAATGGCGGTACGGACGGAAGGGCTCGGACGCGGCGCTCTACCATGCCGGCAATCACCTGGCGACGTTGTGGGAACAGGCTGGCACGGCTGCGGCCAGGTCGCCAGACCTCTCGATGTCGACGGCCTCAGGCGGATGGAAGGGTCTGCCCGATGGGCGAGCCTCGGCGATGGAAACCCTGCACCGGGCCATTGCGACGTTCGGGCAGGCTCCTTCGGCTCGACTGACGGCCTACTGTGTGGAGGGGAAGACCACGGCGGAAATCGCCCGCGCGCACGGCACGATCGAGCGGAATATGGCGCCGGTCCTGCACGAAGACCTCCGGGCATGCGCCACCTACTTCAATTTCCTCGGGAAAACTTCGTGAGATAAATTTCCAAGGAAACGGAAATCGGTTGACCTTCAACGCGAAAGGTCCTATAGAAAACGTACTGCGGCGCTTTGCGCCGGGAAATCTCTTTTCATTTCCTAAATCGTGGCTGACCGTGGCAGCGCTGTTATCCTTTCCAGCGCTCGCCTCTGGCGTAGCCATGAGCGCGACCCGCTCTGACCGCCTTTGCCTCGGCATCGGGGCGGGTCGTAAATATTGGCAAACGCAGACCAACGTTTGCCCACGTTAGGGCCTCCCGATCCTTACCGCTGATACCGGCTACGCGGGCAAAGCTCTCGCTCGATCCTAAGAAGAACCCGGTGGGAGGCAGCTAACCCGAGAGGGTGTGCCATGATGCCGGGGAAGCGAGGGCGCCGGCAATTTGTCGCCAAGAGCTAAAGCGGCTATCGGCGACAACTCGGCGAATGTCGGTTGATCGTTCGGCTACTGTACGGTGACGTTGGGTGGGGCTTCCTCCCCGCTGGCTCGCATCCGGGCGAGTTGGTCCAGAATGGCTTTCGCCATGGCCTCGGCGGCGTCCACGGGCATGACTAGCCGGCCGATAACGACCCGATCAACCTCGATAGGTGAAACGGCGTAGTTGGAACGGGCGCTTTCAAATGTGATCCGCATGTTGCCATTGAAGGTGAAGAAGCCGATGGCCGCGTCTGCGAAAACATCGGGCGAATGTGGATTGTTGATGATGGTGTTCATTGATGGTCCTACGAAAGAAACACTGCGGGTCAGTTCTACCAGAAGAGAGGGACCGTGTCTTGCACGTCTGAATTAAGACGGCTCAGACGCTTTAAGACGCTGCTCGCCTTATGTCTTTCTCGATCGCTTGCCAGTACCAAGTTGGTAAAGACGGGCGTCTTAAAATCCAGCCCTCGTAACGAGACATAACGTTACACAGTAACGCGAGATGCAATGCCCGACCTGAACGACCAGCAGGCGCGCTTCGTCGAAGAATACCTGATCGACCTGAACGCCACACAAGCCGCCATCCGTGCCGGCTACAGCGAGAAGACGGCCTATTCGCAGGGTCAGCGCCTGTTGAAGCATGTTGAAGTGCAGGCCGCATTGTCGGCAGCGCAAAAGGCACGCTCGGATCGCACCAAGATAGACGCCGACTGGGTGCTGACGCGCCTTGCTGATGAAGCCGAAGCCGATGTCGCCGACCTGTACGACGACAACGGACATCTGAAGCCGGTGAAGGAATGGCCTGCCGTTTGGCGCAAGGGCCTCGTTGCCGGCATCGACGTGGTCGAGGAGTTTGAGACGGTCGACGGCAAGAAGGAGCGCGTCGGCGTTGTCCGCAAGCTCAAGCTCTCCGAGCGCATCAAGCGCATCGAACTCATAGGCAAGCATGTGGGGGTGCAGGCGTTCCGCGAACGCGTCGCGCATGAGAACCCGGACGGCACGCCGCTCGAAGGCTCGCCGCGTGAACTGGCCCGCGAGATAGCATTCGCCATGGCTGCGGGGCTCAAGGCCAAGTGACAGTAGCGGCGACGCTCGACGACATCCTGCGCGCCTATCAGGCATTGCCTCCTGAGAAGCAGAAGGACATAGCCGACAAGGCGAAGGCGGTGCGCGGCGCCCGCAAGATGGTGCCAAATCCTGGGCCTCAGACAGAGGCATACTTCAGCGAAGCCGACGAGATGTTCTATGGCGGGTCGGCCGGCGGCGGTAAGACGACGCTCATCTGCGGGTTGGCCGTCAACGAGTTCCCGCACTCGCAGATATTCCGGCGTGAAGCCACACAGCTTCGCGGCATTGTCACTGAGATCAAGCGCATCCTCGGCTCGACCGACGGCTACAACGGGCAGGACAAGATATGGAAGCTGCCCGGCGACCGGATGATCGAACTGGCCGGGGTCAAGGATGAAGACGACAAGGAGAAGTGGCAGGGCCGTGCAGCGCCGCTCAAGGCGTTTGACGAGATAACCCAGTTCTCTGAAAGCCAATACGTCTACATCATCGGCTGGAACCGATCGGCAGATCCTGGACAGCGGTGCAGAGTGGTGGCGACAGGCAACCCGCCGTCTACCGCCGAAGGCCAATGGGTCATTCGCAGGTGGGCCGCATGGCTCGACCCGACGCATGCGAATCCGGCCAAGCCTGGCGAGCTGCGCTGGTACACGACCATCAATGGCGACGACACTGAAGTCGATGCGGACTATGTCGGCCCCAAGGGTGAGCGGCCTCGGTCGAGGACCTTCATACCGTCCTCGCTGGAGGATAACCCGGACCTAGCCGAAACTGGCTATGCCTCGGTCATCGAAGCGATGCCGGAACCGCTGCGCACCATGATGCGCGAAGGCCGGTTCGATGTCGGCCAACAGGATGACCAGTGGCAGGTGATCCCGTCGCAATGGATCAGATTGGCGCAAGCGCGCTGGAAGCCTGACGGGTTTCACGGACAAAGGATGTCGGCGGTCGCGGTCGACGTGGCTCAAGGCGGCGCTGACGAAAGCACCATGGCGCCTCGATACGGCTCCTGGTTCGCACCGCTGATCGTGAAGAAGGGCGTGGATACGCCTGACGGGCCTGCAATCGGATCGATGGTGTTTCAGCATCGGCGCGATGGGGCCATGGTCATCATAGACGTTGGCGGCGGGTACGGTGGCGATGCCTACCGCTTCATGAAGGACAATGGTGTCGAGGCGATCAAGTTCAATGCGGCGCACGGCTCAACGGCTCGGACGCGGGACAAGACGCTAGGCTTCGTCAACAAGCGCGCCGAATCATGGTGGCGGCTGCGTGAGGCTCTGGACCCGTCGCAAGAGGGCGGATCGATTATAGCCTTACCGCCTGATCCGCTGCTCGTCGCCGACCTTGTGGCGCCGCGATGGAAGCCTCGGGGCGAAGAGATCCTGATCGAGAGCAAGGAAGACATCCGCAAGCGCATCGGGCGCTCGACAGACCGTGGCGACGCGGTGGTCATGAGCTGGTCGGAAGGCGTCAAGCAAGCCATCCGCAAGGCACAGGATGCGACGCTCGGTGGCCGGATGCCGCAAGTGAAAGTCTCGTACTCGAACCAGAAGGCAGGAAGACGATGATCGATAGCTTCAAGATGCCGAAGGACGGCGTCACGCCAGCCCTGGCGAAGAAGTCCCTGGACAAGGCCAAGGCACAGTTCGGCGATACCAATTATGGGGTCGTCCGCTCCGAGAAGACCGACGGCATGGTCAACATCACATACGGCCATAACGGGCGTACGTCGCTGCTCGATGCCGACGCGCTGGCCTTCGAACTGAACAACTGAGGCGGCCATGAACCAGAACACTGCCGGGGCCGTGCTCCTCGTCATCCTCGCCGCTGCTGGTTTCGTGCAGCATGTGCCGGCCGCCTGGGCCTTAGCTGCCCTCGCAGCAGCGCTCGCTTTCCTGAAGGCAGAAGCCGACAGGGGGGATGTGCTCTTCGACGGCTTGCATTGGCGTCGCGCGGCGGCGGTCTGCGCGCTCGGCTCCTGGTTCGCCGTCGCCCTGGCCGTCCTGTCTCTGGCTTAAGGAGAGCATTCGATGGCAAGTGGAACAGCAACAGCAACCGGTGCACAGGCTTCAGCGACAGGCCGCAAGTTTCTGCTCTCGCTCGACTTCGGGTCGGGGTCTGTCGACCTGGAGCAGCAGATGCCGTCCGGGTCGTGGATCAAGCTCGATGTGGGCATCACGTCGGACTACTCCAAGGTCTACGACTCGCCGCGACCGGCAACCCTTCGCTTCAACGTCATCAGCTATGTGAGCCCAATCGAATGGGCCATTGACTACGAATAGAGGAGCAACGTCCATGTCTGGACTGTTCGGGAAGAAACCCAAGGTCGAACCGCCGTCGCGGATGCCCGATCCTCAGGACCCTGCCATTCTTGCAGAGAAGCGCCGGCAGATGGAAGAAATGCGCCAGCGCGGCGGTCGTGACTCGACCATCATGTCGGACAACCTCATCGGCTCGACCGGCAAGCTGGGCGCCTGAGGCATGGCAAGCCCCGCCGTCCAGACCATTATCGACATCGGCAACCGGCTGTTCGCGGCCAAGGCGCCGCTGCTCGCGCATTGGCAGGAACTGGCCGACAACTTCTACTATGAACGTGCCGACTTCACCGGGCCGCTGCCGATGGGCGCGGATTATGCTGCTGGCTCGTTCTCGTCTCGTGCAGCTCTGTATCGTCGCGAGATGGGCAATCTCTACCGGCCGATGCTGCGGCCTGACGACTTCTTCGAAATCAAGTCGCTCGACGACAAGCGGAACAAGAACCCGGATGCCCGGGCCTGGCTGCAATATGCCACGGCCATGCAGCGGGCGGTCATGTACCGTAACTCCGCCAACTTCAGCCGTGCGACTGAGGCGGGCGACCACGATCATCTGACGTTCGGCCAAGCCTGTGTCGAGGTGGCGGCAACACCTGATCGACGGAACCTGTTCTATCGCAACTGGCATCTGCGCGACGTGGCGTGGGCGGAGGACTTCGCAGGCAACGTTTGCGAGGTGCACCGCAATGCCGATGTCGAGGCCGCCACGCTCATCAAGCTCTTCCCGGGCAAGTTGCCTGACGCTCTGGTCAAGGATGCCGAGAAGGACCCGCACAAGAAGCTGAAGGTGCGCCATGCCGTCGTGATGGCGAAGGACTATGACACCGGCATTCCGAAGCGGCCTGAGCACGAATACCTGTCGCTCTGGACTATGCCCGAACACGATGGGGTCGAACTCGAAAACATCGGGCGGACCTATCGCGGCTATGTCATCCCTCGCGGCCCGACGGTGTCCGGCTCGCAATATGCCCGGTCGATCTTCACGTCGATCATCTTGCCGGACAGCAGGACGCAACAGGCGCTGGAGCGCATCCTGCTCGAAGCAGGCGAAAAGGCAGTCGACCCGCCTCTGGTAGCCAAGCAGAACGTCGTCCGGGGCGATATCGGCCTCGGCGCTGGCGGTATCACCTGGCTAGACGAGGAACTGGACGAACGGTTGGGCGAGGGGCTTCGGCCTCTGCCGCTCGATTTCACTGGCCTGGGCTTCGGCAAGGATATGGCTGAACGCAATGACCAGACGCTTCGTCTTGGCTTCATGCTCGACAAGATCAGCATTCCCGACACGTCGAACATGACAGCCTACCAGGTGCGCAAGGTCATCGAGCAACAGATGCGCGCCAACATCCCGATGTTTGAGCCGGTGGAGGTCGAGTATTCCGAACCGCTCTGCTCGGAGACCTTCAAGGTGATGCGCTCGCTCGGCGCGTTCCCTGCCAATGAGATACCGGACGCGCTGCGCGGTGCTGGGGTCGAGTATTCCTTCAAGTCGCCGATCAAAGACCTTGAAGACGATGGCATGCGCCAGAAGCTTCAGGAAGGCATGGAGGTGGTGCAGGTCGGCGCGCAGTTCGATCCGACTGTCGCCAAGCTGCCCAACCCGCTGGCGATTACCAAGGACCTGTTGCAGCGCATTGGTTGGCCGCAAGAGTGGATGAACAACGACGACGCGGTGAAGCAGGCGGCCGAAGAGACGGCCCAGTCCATGCAGGAGCAGCAAGCGATGTCGGCTGCGGCCGGCGTTGCCGAAGGCGCCGGCAAGGCCGCGCCGATGGTCAAGGCGCTGGCTGATGCGCAGCGGGCGAGGGCCGCTTGAAGTTCAACCCCGTTGCTCCGGCGCGGTACGACGAAGAGGACGTGGCCGCATTGAAGGCGGTGGCCGCTGGCAATGCGTCGGCCGGTCAGCAGAAGCGGGCGCTATCCTGGATCGTCCACCGTGCGGCTATGACCTATGACGAAATGTTCGTCCAAGGGCAGGCTGACACCACCAATTTCCTGACCGGCCGGCGCAACGTCGGGCTTCAGATCATGAAGCTTGTCAACGTGCCCGTCGGCGACCTGATCCCTCCCGAGAAACCAAAGAGGAAAGGACCCTCGAATGTCGGATGACACTCTGGCGGCGGGCGCGGCTTCGGCCGAAAACCCTGCTGCAAGCGGTGCAAACCAGCCTGATGCGGATGCTTCGGCTGTTGTGGCGGCAAAGCCGGCCGATGCGTCGGCAACTGCAGCCGCTGGCGATGCAGCAGCGGCAAAGCCGACGCCGGACCCAGCCGCGAAGCCTGCCGAAGAGGAAGGCGCCTGGGGCAAGGACTGGCGCGAGAAGCTGGCAAAGGGCGATGCCAAGCGCCTGGAACGCCTCGGCCGCTTCGCCTCGCCGGAAGCGCTGCTCGATGCCCAGGAGGCGGCACAGCGCAAGATATCCGAAGGCCTGAAGCCGAAGGGCAAGCCGGGCGACAAGGCGACCGACGAAGACTGGAAGGCCTACCGCAAGGAACACAACATCCCTGACGCGGTCGATGACTTCGTCAAGGCCATCGTGCTGCCCGACAAGCGGGAAATCGGCGCCGACGACAAGCCGATCGTGGCGGCCTTCGCGGATCGTGCGATCAAGAAGGGCATCGCGCCTGCCGACATGGCTGAGATGGTCGACGAATATTATGCGCTGCAGGAGGAACAGCAGTTCCAACAGGCGACGCAGGACGCGACCTTCAAGAAGGATGCCCTGAAGGAACTGAAAGCCGAATGGGGCGGCGACTTCGAAGGCAACATCGCAGCGATGCGGCCCTATTTCGAGGGTGTGGACAAGGATCTGTTCGCCAACCTGATCGGCGGGAGGCTGGCTGACGGTCGCAAGGTAGGCGACCATCCCGGCGTCCTCCGCTTCTTCGTAGCCAAGGCGGTGGCAGAAAACCCCATGGCGACCATCGTCCCGGCCGGCGGGCAGGGCGTCGACACGCTGAACAACGAAATCGCTTCCATGGAAAAGCGCATGCGGGATGACCGCGTGGGCTGGCACAAGGATACGGCGGCGCAGGAGCGCTACCGCAAACTCATCACCGCAAGGGACAACCTCGCGGCTCGATAGCGCTGGAAGGACGGCCAACCCGCTCTGCGGCTCCGTCTGAAGGCGACCTCACCACATAGCCCGAAAACAGCGCCGAATGGCGGCTGAACGGCTCCGGGGCAACCCGGGCAACCCGTGACGCTGCCCTGCGGACAACCTGCCAACGGCTCCCGATCCCTCGATAGAAGGACCTGGACCTATGGCCGATACGGCATTCCAGAAACAATACCGCCAAGAATACATCGCCGGCTTCGAGCAGGGCGAAACTCCTTTGCGCATGGCGGTCACCACTGAACATGTGCGCAAGGGTAACGAAGCGAACTTCCTCGTCGCCGATTCCGGCGGCGCTGAAGCCGTCACTCGCGGTGTCAACGGTCTGATCACGGCACGTGCCGACAATCTGACCCAGCTCCCCGCAACGCTCGTCGAATGGCATGACCTCGTTCGCAAGACCGAGTTCAACATTTTTGCCAGCCAGGGCGATCAGAAGCGCATCATGCAGGACACCACCCTCAAGGTGATGAACCGCAAGATCGACCAGGACATCATCACCGAACTCGCCAATGCGTCCAACAACACGGGCGCCGCGGCTACTGGTTCGCTGACCCTGGTCACCAAGGCGCTGGGCATTCTCGGCAAGAACCTCGTGCCGGTGGATGAAATCGAGAACATCTGGGGTCTCATCACGCCGGCCATGCATGCGTATCTGATGCGTGACTCGGCGTTCACCTCCGGCGACTGGGTGGACATCAAGCCCCTTGCCGGCGGCCCGCTGCGGAAGGTGTTCCGCTGGGCGAATGCCAACTGGCTCGTCCACGGTCAGCTTCCTGGCGCCACGACCAACGCTGAAAAGTGCTTCCTCTTCCACCGCTCGGCCATCGGCCACGCGGTCGACAAGGACACTCTGCAGTCGCTGGTCGGCTTCGACGAAGAGCAGGGCTACTCGTGGGCGCGCACGTCGACGTTCATGGGCTCCAAGCTCCTGCAGAACAGCGGCGTTGTCGTGATCAACCACGACGGCTCGGCCATCTAAGGAGGTTTGACCAATGGCTTATAGCACTTCCAACCCTCCGGTCCTGATCACTCAGGGCATCGTCGGCTTCCGCATCTGGAAGTATGAGAGCGTCGACGCGGCCACCCTGGTTCGCGTCTCTGGCTATTTCACCAATGGCTGGAAGCTCGGCATGCGTGTCAACGACATCGTCTTTGTCACGGATACCGACAGCTCGAATGCGACCACCATCCACACGGTGAATGCGGCGTCGGCAACTGCTGTCGACCTGACCGACGGCCTGGCTGTCGGCACCACCGACACCGACTAAAGCAGTCGGGTGCTACGCGGCGGGGGCTTCGGCTCCCGCCTTTTTCGCAATAGGAGACGAGACAATGGCACTTCCCGTGAACGGCCTACAGGCGGCCGAAGCAAAGCGGAATATCTATCGCATTCAGATCGGCGACGACCCCAAGGAATTGCTGACGCCGGCATGGTGGAATCATGTCTGCACCAAGATGCGTGTCGACGACATTGTCGAGGTGATGGCGCTCGATCGCTCCTGGTTCGGCATCGTAACGGTCCTGGAAGTCGGCAAGGGGGCAGAGGGCGGCGCTCGCGTCGCTTATGTGCTCGGGCCGCAGAAAATCACCAATGCCGCTGAAGTCGGCAAGCAGGCTGACCATGAAGCCCGCTGGGGTGGGCCGCACGCCAAATGGACCGTCGTCCGGGCCAAGGACAAGCTGGTCATGAAAAGCGGCCTCGAAAGCCGAGAGGATGCCGGCACCTGGATCGCGGAAAACCTGAAGGCCGCCTGATCCGATGACGGACCAACTATCGCTCTACAACGGCGCGCTGCTCAAGCTTGGGCAACCGCGCCTGGTCACGTTGACAGACGAAGGCAAGGCGCGTCGCGCGCTGGACGATGTCTATGCGAAGCGTGTGAAGGCTTGCCTTGAAGAGGCGTTGTGGAACTTCGCGCTTCGGCTGCAGCAGTTGGAAACCAGTCCATCGGTTGGGAGCAACTTCGGGTATTCCTACGTCTTCGACAAGCCGGACGATTGGCTGCGCACCGCTGGTGTCACCACGGATGGCTACGGCAAGAACCCGCTGCTCAACTATGACGACCGGGGCAGTTTCATCTTCGCCGACATCGACACGATCTACATGACCTATGTGTCGAACGACGAGGACTACGGCATGGATCTCGGCATGTGGCCGGAATCCTTCGTGGCCTTTGTCGAAGCGGACCTCGCGCTGCAGACCTGCGAGGATATCACCGGGTCCACAGAGAAGAAGCAGGCGCTCGAAAAGGAGCGCAAGCTGGCAAAGGCGCGGGCATCAACCAACGATGCCATGAACGAGCCGGTGACCCGCTATCCACCGACAGGCCGGCTCGTCGCCAGTCGGGGCCCGACCAACCGCTATCGTGGTGACGGGCGCCACTGATGCCGAAAACCAATGCGCCTATCCTTGCTTTCAATCGCGGTATCGTCTCGAAAGCCGCCCTCACTCGCGTGGATGTCGAGCGCATCCGGCTGTCCGCTGAAGTCATGGAAAACTGGACGCCGAAGACAGCCGGCGCCATGGCATTGCGGCCCGGCTTCCAATACCTCGGCAGCAGCCGCAACAATGCGTTCGGGATCGATATCGACTTCGTTGCCGCCACCGATGATACGGCGCTGATCGAGTTCGCTGACGGCAAGATGCGTGTGCGCGTGAACGACACGCTGATCTCGCGCGTCGCGGTTAGCTCCACCATTTCGAATAGCAACTTCGCCACATCGACCGGATGGACTGATGGGTCAACCAACGGCGGGACACTGACCTTCGGCGGCTCGGGGCTAGTGTTGAACGCGGTCAATGTCGGCGGCCTGGCTCTATGTCGGCGGCAGATATCGGTCGCGGGCGGCGACGTTAACAAGCGCCACGCTCTCACCATACCGGTAACGCGCGGACCGGTGACCTTCCGTTGCGGGTCGACCTCGGGCGGCGACGAATACATCTTGGAGACGCAGCTACGGACCGGCGTCCACAGCTTGGCGTTCACGCCGACCGGTGACTTCTATGTGCAGTTTCAGAGCGACCTAGACATCGACCGTATCGTAGCGTCCTGCCAGGTGGCGTCGTCCGGCACCATGGAACTGGACATCCCCTATGCCGCGGCTGATCTGCCCTATGTTCGTTGGGACCAGTCGGCCGATGTGCTTTTCCTCGCCTGCGACGGCTACCAGCAACGGCGCATTGAGCGACGGTCGACGGATAGTTGGTCCATCGTCCTATACGCACCGGACAGCGGCCCGTTCTTCTCCGCTCGCTCCGCCAAAGTGAAGCTGAAGGTCGCGGCGACCAACGGCAACACCACTCTGACAGCGGACAAGCCGTTCTTCAAACCGTCGCATATCGGGGCCTTGTTCCGGTTGTTCAACGAGAGCGTCAAGCAGACCTACAATCTCGGAGCCGGCGGCGCTTACACGGAACCCTTCCGAGTGACGGGCGTCACGTCTGACGGTTACAATGACCGGAACTGGAATTTTTCGGTGACGGGTACATTCTCCGGCACGTTGCGCTGGCAACGGTCCTTCGATGGCCCTGCCACCGGCTACAAGGATTTTCGCAGAGCGAAGGGCGATAGTGCAACCGACATCACTACGGTTATGGCTACGACCAGCAATCAGGACGACGACGACAACGCCATCGTCTACTACAAGTTGGGTTTCAAGGAGTCCGAATACACCTCCGGCACCGCTGTCGTTAACATCGATTATGACGGGGGTGGGTCCTATGGAATCTGTCGCGTCACCGGGTACACCTCAGCCACGTCGGTTAGCGTTGAGGTCGTGGATCGGTTCGGAACGACCGAATACACCGAGAACTGGCAAGAAGGCATCTGGTCCGACAAGCAGGGCTGGCCGGGCGCCGTAGCGTTCGACAAGGGGCGCCTGGGCTGGGCCGGCAAGTCGCGGTTCATCTTCTCCGTCTCGGACGATTACGAGAACTACGACCCGGACTATGAGGGCGATGCGGCGCCGATCAATCGTACCCTTGGCTCCGGTCCGGTCGATACCATCAACTTCATGCTGTCGCTCAGTCGCCCGATAATCGGAACGCCGGGAGCCGAGTTCTCCATCAAGTCATCGTCCTTCGATGAGCCGCTGACGCCGAAGAATGCGCAGGCCAACAAGCCGTCAACCCAGGGGTCGAGGCAGGGTGTCGCGGCGGTCAAGGTGGACAGCCGTGGCATCTTTGCCCAACGCTCCGGCCGTCGCCTGTTCGAACTGGTCTTCAACTCGGACACCTACGATTACGAGCCCAAGGACCTCACGCTGCTCTGCCCCGACCTAACAGGCTCGGCCAGCGTCGTCGGCATGGCGACACAGCGCCAGCCTGATACTCGCGTGCATGTGTGGCTCGATGACGGGACCGTGGTCGTTCTCACCTACGAACCTTCTGAGGACGTGACCTGCTGGTCGCGCGTCGCGGTCGGCGCAGATGGCTTCGTCGAGGGGGTCGCTGTGTTGCCTGGTGAAGACGAAGACAAGGTCTATTACCGGGTTCGGCGAACGGTGAACGGCTCGACGGTTCGCTATCTCGAGAAACTGGCGATGGAATCGGAGTGCGTCGGCGGCGCCATCAACAAGCAGGCGGATGCCTTCGTCATAATCCCGGCAGTCACCGGAACAGCCGTCAGTGGGCTTTCGCACCTTGAAGGGAAGAGCGTGGTCGCGTGGGGCGGCGGGAAGTATCTCGGCGCCTATACGGTGTCTGGCGGCTCGATCACCCTGGCAAGCGCATTGACGGCGACCGATGTCATGGTCGGCGCGCGCTATACGGCGACATATCGGTCAACCAAGCTGGCCTATGCCGCAGCCGCCGGGACGGCTTTGGGTCAGATAAAGCGGGTCAATTATATCGGCGTGATCCTGGGCCTCGTCCACAATTCGGGTCTGGAATTCGGTCGAGACTTCACGAACATGGACGGTCTGCCCCGGCGCTATCAGGGGCGGCCGGTGACCGACGACGAAATCATCACCGACTTCGACGAGCCGGCGCTTTCCTTTCCTGGGGAGTGGAAGTCGGACAGCCGCATGTGCTTGCGGGCAACAGCTCCCAAGCCCTGCATGATCCAAGCCGCCATCGTGACGGTCGAGACCCACGATAGGGTGTGATGGCACACGAAATCGTACCCCTGACGCGAGACCATCTTCTTGAATGGTACGGCGACCAAGGGGCTGGCCCAACGGTTCGCGGCATCGCGGCCATACTGGACGGCAAGCTGGTCGCTATCGCGGGCCTTTATTTCGCAAGGGGCCAGGTGATTGTGTTTTGCGCGCTCAAGGATGAGGCGCGCCCTTACAAAGTCACCATCCACAAGACGGCGCTGGCGCTGATCGCCGACGCCAAAGCGCGCCATAAGCGCATCGTCGCCATTTGCGACCCCAGCGAAACATCATCAGCCGGCTGGCTTGCGCGGCTCGGCTTCAGGCAGGAAGAAGGGGACCTCTGGGCATGGCAGATTTAGGCCTATCCGCAATCCTCGGTCTGGTCGGGACGGGTGTGTCCGCCATCGGCACCATCGCGGCCGGCGCACAGGCGAAAACCGCTGCGGACTATCAAGCAGAGCAGCTCGACCAGCAGGCCAAAGAAGAAACCGCTGCGGCGCAGCGCGAAGCTTTGCAGGCCAAAAAGGAGCGTGACTTCGCGCTTTCTCGCCAGCAGGCAGTCGCCGGGGCCTCCGGGCTCGGAGCGCTCGACGAAACGGTCGTCAACTTGGCCGGCGACATCGCTCAGCAGGGGGCGCTGAACGAAGGGATGATCCGCTACGGCGGAGAAGAGCGCGCCAAGGGTCGACGGGCACAGGCTGTTTCTGCTCGTCTCGAAGGGCAGGCCAAGCAGACTGGCTCCTATTTCAGCGCCGCCGGCACCCTGATGGATGGAATCGGCTCGTTCTCCGACGACTGGGATAAAGCTTACGGCGGACCGGCCTATGCAGGTCGGTACGCGTGATGGGGGCGCGCTGAATGCCTTTGATCCTTCCCGGTGCCGATGATCTGAGCTCTCCGGTAAGCGGGCGCTCCGGCAGGCCTATTGCGTCCTATGACACGTCCGCCATCGGCCAAGGCATCGCCAACCTTGGCGCCGGGATGCAGAACCTGTCGACGAAACTCAAGGCCAAGCAGACCGAGGCAAAAGCGACAGTCGACCAGGCGACACAGTTCGACACCGAACGGCGATACCAGGAATTTCGCTCCCAGCAGGCCGAAAAGCTACAGCAGCTCGGCGACCAGGCTCAGCCGGGGGCGTTCGGCTTCCGAGAACAGTATCAGGCGAACTACCTGAAGGACGCCAAGCAGTTCATGGCGACCGTGCCGGTTGAGCTCAAGCCGCAATACGACGTGAAGCTCTACCAGTCGGAAGACCACCTCGTTAATGGCGAGGGTGGCGCCGGGGACTTTGAGCGCACGCAGCGCAAGGCCTATTACAAAACGAATGTCGACCAGGGCCTGACTGCGATCGAAAGTCGGCTCTACAACAACCCGGCGAATTTCGATGCCTCCCTCAAGGAGGGCGACGACTACATCGACAGTATTCCCGACGAAGACGTAAACCCCATCGAGAAGGACGCCCTGCGGCGTGGCTGGCGCGCGAAGGCGCAACTTGCGGCCCTCAACGGCATGACGCCAGCACAGCGTCTGGTGGCCCTTGGTGAGGCTCCTGCGGGCGACGACATCATTGCGTCCATGAAGCGGGTGGAAAGCAGTGGCGACCCGTCTGCCGTCTCGAACAAGGGCGCGGTCGGCATCATGCAGGTAGTGCCCTCGACGGGCGCGGAAATAGCCCGCGAGCTGCAAGACCCGAATTTCCCCTCCGACCCCGCTGCACAGGAAGCGTATCTCAAGGACCCTGCGGTCAATGAGAAGTACGGCACCTACTACTTCAACAAGATGCTGGTGCGATATGGCGGCGACACGGAAGCCGCTCTGATCGCCTACAATGGCGGAGCCGACCGGGCCGACAGGTGGATCGCCAGCGGGCGCAACGATGCCGTCATCCCACAGGAATCGGCGGACTATTACAAGAAAGTGCTGGCCGGCGTGAAAGGCGGTGTCGATACCGGCCCGACCAAGGCGCCCGGCCTGTTGGTGCCCGGCAACATCGACCTGAATGCGCGGCCGGTGGTCAAGAACGCCGACGGCACCATCTCCACTGTCCGCTCGATGTCGTTCGAGGAGGACGGCAAGGAAATCCTAGTGCCGACCGTCTCGCCTGACGGCAAGATCCTGTCTGATCAGGACGCCATCGCCCTGTACCACAAGACCGGTCAACACCTCGGCAAGTTCGACAATGCCGGCGATGCGAACGCCTACGCCGAACAGCTCCACAATAACCAGGCTGTCCACTACGGCGGCGGCAAAGAGCAGCCTGTCGTCATCGGCGACGCGCAAGGGCAGGGGCGTGTCGGAAGCCCCGATGTGGCCGGCGTCAACAAGGTCGTGATGGATCGCTTCCGGCAAGTCCAGAACGCCTTCGGCGCTTCAGTGCCAATCGTCTCGGGCTATCGGGACCCAGAACGCAACGCCCGCGCTGGCGGTGCCCGGAAGTCCGAGCACATGCACGGCAATGCGCTCGACCTCGATGTCCGCAACCTGTCGACGGAAGACCGTATCAGGCTGATCAACACTGCCTCCGCCATGGGCTTCACCGGCATTGGTGTCTACGGGAACTCGATCCATCTGGATATCGGTGCGCGGCGGGCGTGGGGCGCTTCGCACCATTCCGATAGCGTGCCCGGCTGGGCTCGACAGGCGATCGACCATCATCTGGCCGGGAACTCGACGCCGTTGTCCGTCATGGGCAGCAAGGGCTTCAAGGTCGACCCGCGTTTCGCCGACATGAGCTACACCGCTCGCGATCAAGTGGCGGCGCAGACGCAGAAGGACATCCACGACCAGGCACAGCAGGCCCGCGTTGAGCAGCAGGCGCTGTACAAGCAGCACGATGACAGCGTCACGCTCGGCATCGAGACGGGCAAAATCATAAGCGAATCCCAGATCCTCAGTGACCCCACGCTCGACGACGGCGACATCGCCAAACAATTGAAGGCCCTGCGCGCCAAGCAGAAGGAGGACGGGGGCGTCAACGACAAGATTCAGGCCATCCTCTCAGGCGGCCCTGGCGCTTCGGTAAACAGTTTCGACAGCGACGAGAAGTCACTTGGAAACAAAGCTTACGACGCCATGATGAAGGCCACGCCACCCGAGCAACAGCCTGCGGTGACGGAAAGCTACATCAAGGCGACGGGCTACATTCCCGACACGCTTCAAGCCAAGGTTAGGCAAGGCGTAGCATCGAAGGACCCGGCAACGCTCGCGGGGGCGCTCTCCTCCGCCGATGCGCTCGAAACGCTGGCCCCTATTTCCTTCAGCGCCATGGCCGGGGGCGAGGATGCCCGCAATAAGCTGGCGACGTTCCGGCACTACGTCAACGACCTCGGCATGGCCGGCGCCGATGCCGCGCAACGTATCGTGCAGATGGACGATCCGCGCGTCCGGGCGAACAAGGAAGTTCTGAAGCCGCAGGTCGACAAATTCGTCAAGGGCCTGGCAGTCGGTGACGTGACGGGCATCTACGACGCTCATCCTTGGGTGCCCGGTGTCGGTCAGCCTGGCCCCGGCATCAATCCAGTCGACGCCAATAACATGCTGTCGGAATACCGGGAGCTTGCCGAAGAGCAGTTCTATGAGACTGGCGGCGATGCCGGTGCCGCGAAAGCGCGGGCTCTCGCCGACATGAAAACCCGCTGGAACGTCAGCAACATATCCGGCAAGCCGAACCTGATGCGCCTGCCGCCCGAGCTGCATTACCCCCAAGTCGGGGGCAACTGGGACTATCTGCGCACGGATGCCATGCAGACCGCGACCGACTACGCCAAGAAGCTCGGGCGCGAGGTGCAGAATGTAGCCATCGTCCCGAATGCCTACACGCGGGCAGACATCGAGATGAACCGGCCGCCGCGCTACGACCTCTGGTATCAATACACCAAGGACGGGCAAGTCCATTTCGATCAGGTCTTCGGGCCTCCTTGGGGCATTGAAGCTGGCGACCTCAAGGCTCGGATTTCCATCTACCAGAAGAAGTCCGCGACCGAAGGCTTGGCACATCGCGAAATTGCGTCTCAAGCAAACCAGGTCGAGAGGGCTGCTCGCGACACGGCCAAGGCCATCATCACCGATCCCGCACCCAAGGAAGACTTCATCCGCGCGCGGGAAGCCGAAGCGGCGTTCCAGCAAGGCGAGTTCCAGGCAAACCAGGTACGCGACGAGGCCAAGCCGCTCGAACCGGAATCGCCGGACGAGCAGGCTGCTCGCGCTCGTCGGTCGCGCGCTTACGACGGTAGCCAGCCATCGGGCTTCGGTAGCGACGGCGAAAGGTTCTGATGCCGCAGATATCCTATCCCGACGACAAGCCGGCGCTGGGCTCGTTCCACGCGATCGATTATACGCCGCCGGAAGATAGCCAGCCGGACCCGTCGCTGGGCGCCATAATCGGCGCTACGTGGCGCCAAGGAAACTCCGTGGTGTCGGCGGCCAGCAGCAAGCTGACCGGTGTCGACATGACAACGCCTGACGGGCTGACCGGGCAAGAAATCGTCAAGGACATTCAGGGGACGAAGTACGAACCGCAGCTCGACCGCATCCTGACCAACGTCTTCAATCGACCGGCTCTGGCCGCCATGAAGGCGCAAATCGATATGGAGCGCGAAGACAAGCGCATCTCGGATGCCGGGGGCTGGCTATCGACCACGTCGTCGCTACTGGCCGGCGTGGCTGACATTCCTACCCTCATCCCTGCCGGCAGCTTGGTGGTTGACGGTGCGCGCGGCGCATTGACCATCGGCCGCGCCGCAGTCAAGACCGGCGCTCTCGGCGCGCTGGGTGCCGGCGTGCAGGAAGGCGCTCTCCAATATTCCCAGGTAACTCGGCCGCTTTCCGAGAGCGCTATCAATGTCGGGACCGGCGCGGTGCTCGGAACCTTGATCGGTGGCGCGGCGGGTGCGGTGATGACCCACGCCGAACGCCATGCCGCGTTCAAGTCGGTCGAGGACGCGCTTGCGGCTCGTGTGCCGACTCCTGACGAAATCGCCGCGCCTGGAAGCGCTGGCGCTGCCGCCGTCGACAGGCCGGAGTTGTCGGACTTCGATGTCGCTCCCGGCGCAAAGTCGCTTGCAAAGGCCGTCAACACCCTGACGCCGGGTGGCGGATCGCCAGTTATCCGTGCCGCGCAAAGCCCTTCGGCAGTGCAGCGCGAGGTCATGGCGAATCTGCACGAGACGGGCTTTTACCTCGAAAAGAATTTGCGCGGTGAAGGCGACCTCGCTGTCGAAAGCGCGGTGAAATACTGGGACCGGGGCGCTTTGTCCAAGGGCCTGGAAGACATGCGCGCGACTTATGCCAAGGCTCGCGCCAGCGAGGGCCTCAACATGACGGCCGACGAGTTCCGCGCGGCAGTTAGCAAGGCCATGCGGCGCGGCGACATCGGCGAGCACGACGCCGTGACGCGCGCGGCCCAATCCTGGCGCAAGACGCTGTTCGACCCGCTGAAGGACGAGGCCGTTGCTGCCGGGCTCCTGCCGCCTGATGTGAGCGTTAAGACGGCAACTTCCTATCTGACCCGCCTGTGGAACTCGAAGGCCCTTAATGCCGGCGAGGAGCGATTCAAGCAGATCGTCAAGCCATGGATCGATGACCAGCTTTCAGAGCTCGAATTCAAGGCTGGTGAAATCAGGATTGGCAACAACATCGTCGACGCAGAGAAGAAGCGGGAAAATGTCGGTCGGCTGAGCGACAAGCTGACGGGGATCGAGGAGCGACTTGCCGAACGGCAGGGGATCAGGCAGCGCCGGCAAGCTGCTCTTGGCGCCTTGCAGTCGGACCGCCTCAACGTCTTGAAGGAGCGCGCTCCGGCCCAACTCGTCCAGATGCTGCGGGGAACCGACGAAAATGCCGCTATGGTGGACGCGGTCAAGCAGTCGCGCGCAGCCGCCCGAACAGCAAACCGCAAGCAGACTTTCGCGGAACGTTCACCTGTCCTGGCAGTCATTCGCAGGAAGGGTGGTGTGCGGGTCGGCTCCAAGCTCGACTATGAATTGCGGTCGATGGATGTCACGCCCCGGACGCATCCTGGCCTGTTCGTGAAGACTGGCGGCATCGGCGATGTCGACAACTTCGTCAAGGCCGAAGACGACATCTTCGCCGATCTGCCCGACGACGGCGCCGGCTATGTCGAGCCTACGGCGATCATGGACGCTATACGCTCGGAACTGGCCGGCAATCCGCTGCGCACCGCAGAAGACCAGGCAGCGGCGGCAGCGATGGATGCAATCGAGCAAACGGCGGCCGAATGGCTGGACAAGGTGGGGCTGCCAGGAAACGCGACCGTCAAGGCGGTGCGTGATTTCATCGACCGTGTGCAGCGCGCCGAAAGCAACACCCAGGGTCTGGACAGCCGTATCTCTCGATTTGAGCAGGAAATCGACGACTTCGACAAGGCGACCGAAGCCATCCTCAACGAACGCGATATTACCGGCGCGGAGGCGAAGACAGCCAACGAGGAACTGGCGAAGATCGAAGAGGAACTGGACGCCGTCAAGGATCTCGCCAACGCATCGCCGCGCGTGTCGCTAGTGGTCGACTACGGGAAGACGCGCCGGGACATCTTCAAGGCCAAGCTGAAAGAACGGTCGCTGAGCAAGCGGGTCGAGGCGATCAAGCGCCTTCAGGCCGAAGGCGGCGGCAATGACGAAATCTTCGCCGAACTGGCGGCAAAGTCGATTGATCTCAGCCGGCTGCGCGCCGACATCGAAGGGATGAAGGTCAAGGCCGACAGGCTTGAACCGATGGTGCCGAAGGTGAAGCAGGAAATCCCTGACTTCGTGACGCCTGAAGACCGGTCGGACTATGTGAAGGGAATTGTCGACGATATCTTCGACCAACTCACCGGCCGCGCAAACGAAGGTATGCCGTCCTACGACATGACGATGGCTTCGCGGGGGCCGTTGAAGGAAAGAACCTTCAACATTCCCGACCATCTGATCGAAGACTTCCTCGAACACGACATCGAGATGATCGCCCGGCGCTATGCCCGCGTCATGTCGACAGACGTTGAACTGGCGAAGATGGACAGCCGGCTCGGCGGCGCCGGCAAACCGACGCTCGCTAGCCAGCTTGATCGGGTGAAGCAGGACTATCGGCTGCTCCGTGAAACGGCGGCCCAGACGATCACCGACCCGAAGCTGCTGGAAAAGGCAAACCGCGACCTTGCCAAGGCGGAAAAGAGCGACACGGAGGACTTGGCTGCGGTCCGCGACCTGCTGCGCGGACAATACGAAGTCGCCAACCGACAGACCAATTTCGCCCGCACGCTGCGCCTTGCGGGGCAGTTCAACTATATGCGCCAGCTCGGCGGCGTGACGGTGTCGTCGCTTTCCGATGTGGCGCGGCCGGCGATGGTGCACGGCATGATGCGATACATGGGGCAGGGCGTCCTGCCGCTCATCACCAATTTGAAGGCCGTCAAGATGTCGGTCGAGGATGCCAAGCTCCTCGGCGCGGTGACGGAGCGGACCCTACAGTCGCGGCTGGCGACCATGTCCGAACTGACGGACCCTTACGCCCACAACTCGCCCTTTGAGCGGTTCATGGACAACGCCACCAGCATCTTTTCGAAGATGACGCTCCTGCCGTGGATGAACGACATGAATAAGTCGATTGCCTCGGTGCTGACGCAGAATCGCCTGCTGAAGAATGCGCTCACCGTCGACGAGGGGCTTGAACGGGCACCGAAGGTTCAGCCGGCAGAGAGGGTGTCCGACCAAGCGGCAAATCTGCCGGTCGAACCATCGGCAAAATTGCCGGAGGTCACCCCAGAAGCATTCTATCGCCAGCCCTCGGCTTCGTTGGATGACCTGTACCAGTCGGGCGCCGTGATGCAGGGCAACCTGGACAGCGCTGGCAAGAGCATCGCCGAAGACCTGGGGGTGGAATACCGCACCACCGGTATGAAGGAACGCGCCACGGCGGAGTCAAAGGTTGGGCGCAAGGGCTATCAGGACGCTTCCGAGCTGACCGACCTGGTTCGCGGCGGGTTCGTCATCAAAACCAAAGCACAGGCTGACGCGGTCATCGTTCGGCTGCGGGATAAGTTCGATGTGCTCGACGAAGGCTGGGTCGAAACGCCGGAAGGCTACTTCGACCGCAGGCTGTTGCTTCGCGCCGACGACGGCATGGTCGGCGAAGTCCAGATGTGGGAGCCGACTGTCCTGGCTGCACGGAAGGGCGGGGCGCACAAGCTCTACAAGCAGGCTCGCGAACTCCCGCCCGGCTCACCGGAGCGCGACAAGCTCGAAGAGCAGATGCGCGATGCTTACTCTGCGGCCAGGCGCGAAGCGGGAGCCGACTGGGCCAATTTGGGGAGTTCGAGCGAACCGAACCTGCTGAAGCGCTTTCGCCAAGCCTCTTCCGACATGACCCCGCCAGTGTGGGATACGTCGTTGAAATCGACTGTCGACCAGTCGGCGCCGGGGCTCAATACAGCCTTGGCTTCGAACTTGCCCAACACGGCGGGGCGACCATCCCAATTAATGAACCGCATCGATAACTCCTTTGACGACAGTATAGCACAGTCGAGGGCAGAAGCCTATTCGAAGCTCGATCCTCATGAGCGTGCCTACATGGGATATTTAGGTATTGACGAGGACATGGGCAGGCGCATCGCGCGCCAATTTCGCGAGCATGGTCAAATAGATGGTAACGTGCATGTCCCCGGCCTGTCCAATTGGACGGATGAGGGAGCTCGACGCGCATTCGCGGCGGCGGTGAACAAGGATGTTGACAGCATCATCGTCACGCGGTCGGTGGCGGACGTGCCGCTGTTTGCCAACACCCCGATGGGTCGCGCGCTGTTCCAGTTCAAGACCTTCGCCATGGCATCGAACCAGCGCGTCCTGATGCGTGGGCTGCAAGAAAAGCCGGGCTCGTTCGTGTCCGGGTTGGTGGGCATGTCGGCCTTTGGGATGCTGACCTTCTATCTGAAGCAGATCGAGGCGAACCGAGACCTGAGCGATAACCCCGGTCGCTGGCTGGCGGAGGGAATCGACCGCTCGGGCGTTTTCCAGCTTGCCTTCGAGGTCAACAACAGTTGGGAAAAGCTTGGGGGCCCTGGCATCTACGCGATGGCGAACCGGGCTTTCCCCGACCGCAACCAGCAACTGATGGCATCCCGCTACGCCACGCGCGATGCGTTCGGCGCCTTCCTCGGGCCGACGTTCCAGCTCGGCACGGATGCAGCATCGCTCCTTGGCATTCCGCTCTCGGCCCTTAATGCCCTGACCGACAACAATCCGAGCACCAACCCGGATCTTCACCCGGCCGACATCAACCGGGCGGCATCAATGATCCCGTTTCTCACGCTGCCTTACTGGCGTTGGCTCTTCGAAGGCGGCTTCGGCCTCAACGACCACGGCGTCAAGCCGATGCTGCGAGAGGCCGTAGGACCCTAGCAGTTGAACGTATCGTCGGACCGTCCGCCCGAGTTCCAGCATTTGTCGGAACCGCTACCGGCCGGGATGAAGCTGGTGATTGCGTAGGCGAGGCCAAGCAGGATCGCGATCCCCACAACAATGCTCAGCCCGTTCATTCGCGGGTCGTTCCACAGGCGCGGCTGAGCACCTTTCTTATTCCCGGAGTTTGAAACCATGGCAACAGCTTTCGTCGACCAGATCACGGGCCAAGGCGAGACGGTAGCATATAAGGCGCCGTGTCGGGTAGCCACGACCTCCGCCATCACGTTGGCAGGGTTACTGACGATCGACGGGGTTGTCCTCGTAGCCAATGACCGCGTCCTGGTGAAGGACCAGGCCGACCAGAAAACCAACGGCATCTATATCGCCAGCACCGCCGGCTGGACGCGGGCGCGTGACTGGGACGGCAACCGGGACGTGACGAAGGGTACGCGCATCACTGTGACCGATGGAACGGTCAACGGCGGTCGTGAATACCTCCTCACGTCGGCGAACCCTGTCACCATCGGGTCGAGCAACATCACGTTCACCGAATCGCTATCGAGCAATGCCGGCGGAAGCGCTGCGGCGGCAGCGGCCAGCGCATCGGCAGCGGCGGGGTCGGCATCAGCCGCGGCTACCAGCGAGACGAATGCAGCGAACTCGGCGACTGCCGCCAACACGTCGAAGAACAACGCCGCAACTTCCGAAACCAATGCCGGAAACTCGGCCACGGCTGCGGCAGGATCTGCATCGAGCGCATCGACCTCGGCGACGAATGCCGGCAACAGTGCGACCTCGGCCGGCACCAGCGCCACGAATGCAGGGAACAGCGCTACGGCTGCGGCGGGCTCTGCCACAACGGCCAGCACTGCCGCGACGAATGCCGGCAATTCGGCGACAGCGGCGGCTGCAAGCGCGTCGGCGGCTGCTACCGCTGCGCAGGCCATGCCCTACACGTTCTCGACCACGACGGCCGACACGGACCCTGGCAACGGCGTTTTCAGGTTGAACAACGCGACCATCGCGTCGGCGACCGCCGCCTATGTCGACAACCAGGACAGCGACGGCACCAACCAGACGGGCAACCTCGATACGTTCGATGACAGCACCAACACGATCAAGGGCAAGCTGACTGTTCGGTCGCGAACGACGGCGGCAACCAAACATGTGTTCAATGTCACGGGCAGCGTGGTCGATGGAACCGGCTATCGCAAGCTGACGCTCGCTTACGTGGGCGGGGCGGGTACGCTCTCCAACGCTGAAGCCTGCTGGCTGGAATTCTCGCGGTCCGGGGACAAGGGCGTAGACGGTGCCGGCGCGGGTGATTTTACCGGCCCGGCCTCTTCGGTGACCGACAACATCGTGACCTTCGCCAGCACGACGGGAAAGGCTGGCAAGGACAGCGGCGTCGCGGTGTCGAGCCTGGCGCCCAAGGCCAGCCCCGCGCTGACCGGAACGCCAACCGCGCCCACAGCGACGGCAGGCACCAACTCCACGCAGATCGCCACTACCGCCTATGTCGACACGACATTCGCGCCAAAGGCCAGCCCGACCCTTACTGGCACACCGGCAGCGCCAACTGCTTCGGTCGGCACGAACACCACGCAGATTGCCACGACGGCCTTTGTAAAGGCGGCGATCGACGTGGTTCTTGGCGGCGTTGCGTCGGCGTTCGATACCTTGTCCGAAATCGCCGCTGCCATGATGCAGAAAGCGGCCGATAACCTTGGCCTGACAGCGGGCTTCACGTCCGTCGTGGTTGATGACGGCACCAAGTCGAGTGGCACCTATACGCCCGCGCCGACCGGCGGCAATTACCGCAAGATCACCGCCAACGGCGCCTTCACGTTGGCCGCCCCAACGACGGCCA